GTATTATTGATGTAATTGCTAATATTGAAAAAGGATTAGCACCACATGGTTTTTATAATGGAAACCAATATCTTATACTAGAGGTTCCTAATATCGTGGATATTAGTTATGGTCGTGGTGTTGGATATACGTTTACTGAACATGATTTAGGAAAAGATATACATGACATATCTGCAACTAAAATACGTAAACAAATGCGTGAAGATGGAAAACTCTAGTTGACATTTTTGATATAATGGTATATATTGATTCTAACAACGAAGGATTATATAATGGAAATAGTTAATACAACAGAAGAACTTTATAAACGTGACTCTAAAGGAAAGATTAGATTTTATCGTGGCGAAGTTGGCCAAGAAAATGGTAAGTATTATAAACGTGCCGTGACAGGTCTAAATGATGGAAAACTTGTAGAGTCAGGTTGGCGAGAAGTTGAACAAAAGAATATCGGCAAAGTAAACGAAACATCGTTACATGAACAGGCGTTGGCTGAAATAACAGCAGATGCTAAAAAGAAATCAGATCGTGGTTATTTTAACGATATTAATAAAGTTGATACTTACGATAAAATCAAACCAATGCTTGCTTCTAAACATGAAGATGCTAAATATGATTTTGAAAATAAAACATATTACACGCAGCCAAAGCTAGATGGTATTCGTTGTATTGCAAAATCTGATGGATTATGGACCAGAGCAGGTAAAGAGCTTATAAGTGTACCTCATATTAATGACGAATTAAAAACATTCTTTGAAAAGTTTCCTGATGCTATTTTGGATGGTGAGTTATATAACCACGAATTACGTGAAAACTTTAATAAGATTACTTCTTTAGTTCGTAAAACAAAACCAGAACCTTGGGATATAAAAGACTCAGCAAGATTAGTAGAGTATCATGTATATGATGTTATTAGTCATACTGGTGTATTTTCTGAACGTATGGATTGGATTACTGAACAAGCTGAAGGTATTCCTAAGTTTACCAATTCAGTTATACTCGTTGAAACTCAACAAATTTACAATCAAAATATGATGGACGATATTTATGGCGCATACCTTGAAGATGGATTTGAGGGCCAAATGATACGAATTGATGATGTATACCAAATGAATAAACGTTCTAAATTCTTAATTAAGCGAAAAGAATTCCTTACTGACGAATATGATGTAATTAAAATTGAGGAAGGAAAAGGTAATTGGTCTGGTCATATCAAAAGATTTGTTATGCAAACAGAAAATGGACAAGAATTTGGTGCAGGGGTTCGTGGTACTCAAAAGGTATTAAAGGATCTATTTGAAAATGGACCAAATCCAGATTGGTGTACCTTGAGATATTTTTCACCGACACCTGACGGCATTCCACGTTTCCCAGTTGTTATTGACTGGGGAGTAGGTAAAAGAGAAGACTAATGGATTTAAAATTTACAACAGCAGGAGACTATATGATGAGTGACACAGCAAGTGTAACAGCGGACGAATTACGTGCGTTTATTGAAAGAATTGAAACCTTGGAAGAGGAAAAGACAGGGGTTTCTGACCAAATAAAAGATGTAATGTCTGAAGCAAAAGGCCGAGGGTATGAAGCAAAAATCATTCGCAAAATTGTATCAATTCGTAAACGTAACCGTGACGATGTTGACAATGAAAACGCTATGACTGAATTATACATGGATGCGTTAGGAATGTAATGCGGCCTCAATACGAAATAACTGTACCTTATTATCAACAGCAAGAATCAAATGAGCCACAACTCAATTCAGCTGAAGATGGGCATCGTTATGCGATGTTTGTTAAGGGTAACGACCATTTAATCGACGGACGAACTTATTGTTTCCAAGACGAAGATGGTAATTACGTCAGTACTTTCGTAAGCCAATATTCTGATATTATTGAACAGAACCTAGAACCGCGTGTAAAGGAGGGTGTACTTGCTTTACACGCAAAAGGTTATTTAACTTTTACCAGTTGCCAAGGGCATGACGACTCAAAGCACAGGTATATTGGAGTAGTGTTTAATAATAAAGAACAAAAGAAAGAATTTATTGAATCAGTGGATAAACTTAATTGTGGTATCCATTGGTACGATAATTCAATAAACAGTGTTGAAAGACCGTGCCATGAAATACCTTGGTGGTCAGAAGGTGGTATAACGTTACACATTGTTTATGACGACCAAAAATATAACGAAGCACCACAACAAAGACGTAGAAATAAACCATATACTGATTTAGAACTGACTAAATTTTGGAATATACAAACCAATCGTAACTATACTCATTATGAATGTATAGTGTTTTCGTTTGGTTATCCAATGGTAGAGAAAAGTATATGGCATAGAATACACAGGTGGTTATTCTATAAACAAGATAAGGTCGAAAAGTCATATGAAGACTTCCTATCTAAAGCGTCATATCTCCCAGACTATCTTGCATAAAAAAAGGGAAGCCCGAAAGCTTCCCCAGTTAGTATCGTTAACCGATATCTTATATTTAGAACAGATTGCTGACTAATACACGTCTGTAGTAAACGTTAGTGTCTGCTTCTAGTTCGCCAGGAGGTGTTCCTTGTGTAGCACCTTTAGCGAATGGGTTTGATACCATGCCATATCTCGTTTTAAAGCCGATTTTTGGTTGGAAAGAATTCTCACCAACTGCACGAACCATTTGTAACGGCACATATGGGCAATAGAATAGACCAGCATCGAATGATGATGAACCTTTATATCCTACTACCATGTAGTTAGCGCCTGCATATGGGTCGATATACACTTTATAACGTCCGTTAAGAACACCAGCGAATGTATTGCCTGTGTCGTCAACGTTCAATGAGTTAGAGTTAAGAGCTGGAGTATAATCTAGTACACCCGCCATTTGAAGTGCTGAAGCAACATCAGATGAACAGATAACCATGTTACCTTTCCCACGTCTTGTTCCTTTAGCAATCGCGTTAGCTTCTTGCTCGATTTGGAACATAAGACCTTTGAACTTCTCTACTGACCAACGACCGTTAGCATCAACATCTAAGTCGAATGTGCCTGGAGTAGCTGTTGCAGCTGCACCAACAACCGCGTTTGTGTAGATTGTACGAACTAATTCACGGTTGATTTCCACTAGGATTTCAGACTGTAAGATGTTCGCTAGTTCTGTTTCAGCATCTAGACCGTGTACGGCTTTAAGATCCTGAGCAAGCTCTGTTGTGTATTCAGCTTTTAAAGCTCTTGACTTAGCTGCTACTGTAACTTTTTCGATTGAGAAAGCCATTTCAGCGAATGCATCACCTGTTGAACCAAGTGCTTCAGCAGCTGCTGTATCCATACCAGTACCTGTTGTTACAGATGCTTGACCTGGAGCATTTGAAGAGTGAGTTCCTGCACCAGAGAATGAAGTATCAGCTTCGTTGTAGAATACTTCGTTTGCAGCTGTTTGGTTAGTATGTGTTGAACGCATTGCAAAGATAAGTCCTGTTGGACCTGTCATTGGCTGAACGCCAGCAATATCGTATGCGATCAAGTTTGGCATCGCACGACGTACTAAAGAAATAAGTACTGGGTCGTAACCAGCTGTTGGACCGCCTGCAGCAGAAGTAGAAGCGAAACCGCCTGTGCCTACATCGTTTGCAGCTGTTTCAGAAAGTAAGCCTGTCATGTTAGCAGATAAGTCGCCTGACTCTGCTAAAGCTCGTTCTGTGTTTTCAAGAATAGTAGCTGTTACGCTTTTCTTGTGGTTGTCTGTAATAGCAGAAAAAGAGGAATGCTCCAAGATTGGACCCCATTTTTCAACTAATGCTTGATAGTTTGACTGAGTCATTAGATTCTATCTCCTTGTTGATTTATTCTG